GTATGAATCACTTCTACCGTATGTGGCACGATGCAGAAAAGAAGAAGAATGAATATATCCCCACAGAAGTCCATTGGTCAGAAGTTCCTGGTAGAGATATTGTTTGGAAAGAGCAGACCATTGCAAACACAAGTGAGCAGCAATTCAAGGTCGAGTTTGAATGTGAATTCTTAGGATCTGTTAATACTCTGATTAACCCAGCAAAACTTAAGATGCTGGTTTATGATGACCCAATCAAAAGAAATGCAGGACTTGATATTTACGAAGAACCAAATAAGGAACATAATTACTTAATCACAGTTGATGTTGCTCGTGGATTGGGTAATGACTATTCGGCATTTATTATCTTTGATATTACAGAATTTCCGTATAGAGTAGTAGGTAAGTATCGAAATAATGAAATAAAACCAATGCTATTTCCAAATGTTATCTTGGATTTAGCAAAGGCATATAATGATTCTTGGTTATTGATTGAGGTGAATGATATTGGTGATCAAGTTGCAAGTATTCTTCAATATGATTTAGAATATGAGAATATTCTGATGTGCTCGATGAGAGGAAGAAATGGTCAGATTGTTGGATCCGGTTTCAGTGGAAAGAAATCTCAACTTGGAGTTAGAACAACTGCTGCTGTTAAAAAGTTAGGATGCTCCAATCTTAAAACTTTAATTGAAGATGATAAGTTAATTACAAGTGACTATGAAATCATTTCAGAACTAACCACATTTGCCCAAAAGGGAAATTCATTTGAGGCAGAAGAAGGTTGTAATGATGACCTTGCAATGTGTCTTGTCATTTTCTCTTGGTTAGTGGCACAGGACTACTTTAGAGAAATGACCGATAATGATGTCCGTAAAAGAATCTACGAAGAGCAAAAGAATCAGATTGAGCAAGATATGGCACCTTTTGGATTTATTTTAGATGGTGTATCAGATGAAGCAAGTTTTGTAGATAATTCGGGTGATAGATGGTTTACCGATGAATATGGTGATCGTTCTTATATGTGGGAATATATGTGATGACCTTTGATGATGAGATTGAGGTAGAGCATTTACTATTTTTTGATCGTAAATGTAGGGTATGTGGAAAAGTTAAAAATCTTATAGAGGACTATTATCTGACAAGAAAAGATAGAAAAACTTTACCATCATCATATTCTTACGAATGTAAAGAATGTACTATAAAAAGAGTAATAGTGAGTAGGATGACAACTAATATTTTTGATAGATGGGAATATCCTGACTGGTAGATTTGTTCATGCACAGTTTCCCCACTGAAAATAACCCTTTTCCTAAATATTTTTAGATAAGTTTGGATTGCGAGGGAAAACAAGATGCCATTAAATTTAGCATCTCCTGGTATCAGTGTAAGGGAAGTAGACCTTACTATTGGAAGGGTTGATCCTAGTTCAGAAAAAATTGGTGGCCTTGTAGCACCTTTTGCACAAGGCCCTGTTGGAGTTCCAGTAATTATTGGATCAGAAAAAGATTTACTGGATAATTTTGGTAGACCATATGGTAATGATAAACACTATGAGCATTGGATGGTAGCATCATCATATCTTGCATATGGTGCTCCAATGAGAATTGTAAGATCAGATGACACCAACATCACAAATGCTTATGTTGGGTCTGGTTCAAGCATTAAAATCAAAAGTGTTGAACACTACGAACAATTACAATATGATGAAAATGTAATTCCTGGCAGAACAATCGTTGCCAAGAATCCAGGATCATGGGCAAATGGAATTCGTATTGGAATAATTGACTCTAAAGCAGATCAAATTTTAATTGGTGTTGCAACAGCAGGTGTTTCCGTTGGATATGGATTAACTCAATCTGTAGTAGGAAAAGTCGATATTGGTGTAGGATCTACTTCAGCACTTGATGGACATCTTAAAGGGATTATCACAGAAGTTGGTGAAGGAAGAGTTTCTGTAAAGGTTCTTTCTCATGTCTCTGCTGCAGGAACAGAAACTGTAGTTGATTATCAACCATCAGGAATATGGTATTTTGATACAGATCAAGATTCTGGTAAGGTTTATATTACACAAAATAATGGAGGAGGTTCTGTAGGAGTACTTACAGTTACTTCGGATGTAGATTGGTTTGATAATCAAGATTTAAGTGTATCTACAAGCACTGTAGGAGGAACAGAGTCTACTAATACTATCAAGTGGAATTCTGTTGTTGATAGACCATCAACATCTAGTTATGTTGATGAGAGAGGTGGAAGATTTGATGAAGTTCATGTTGTTGTTATTGATGGTGAAGGAAAAATCACAGGTAATGCAGGAACTATTCTTGAAAAGCATTTTAATCTTTCCAAAGCAACAGATGCTGAATTTTCAGTTGGATCACCATCTTATTGGAGATCATACTTAAAGTCTGCCTCTCAGTACATTTATGGTGGTTCTGAACCATCTGGAATTGTAACTACTGGTTATAGTTCAGATTTTAATCTTCAATCAGATACTGGTTGGGATCAAGATGCAGAAGGTATTATTTTTGGTAGTGGAGGAAACAATAACTTTAAATTATCTGCAGGTAAAAATTATGATGGTGGAACAGATATTACCACATCTGGAGCACTTTCTGCTGATGTAAATGAATTGGTAACTGGATATGGAATTTTTGAAAATACAGAGAATTTTTCTGTAGATTTCTTAGTAATGGGTTCTGCAAATTATTCGAAACCTCAAACTCAAGCACTTGCAAATAAATTAATTGCAGTTGCTGATATTAGAAAAGATGCACTGGCATTTATTTCTCCATATAGAGAAGCATTTTTAGTTGATACTGATGCAGGAACAGTTACCGTCAATAATGATGAAGTAATTACTGATAATGTATTAAGTTTTTATGCACCACTTACATCTTCGACTTATGGGGTATTTGATAGTGGTTATAAGTACATGTATGATAGGTTCTCAAACACATTCAGATATATCCCTCTGAATGGTGATATTGCTGGACTTTGTGCTCGTAATGACATTGACAACTTCCCATGGTTCTCACCAGCAGGAACAGCAAGAGGTGCCATTTTAAATGCAGTTAAACTTGCATATAATCCATCTCAATCACAAAGAGATAGACTTTATTCAAATAGAGTTAATCCAGTTATTCTTTCTCCTGGAGCAGGAATTATTCTGTTTGGTGATAAGACAGCATTTGGCAGATCTTCAGCATTTGACCGCATAAATGTTCGTCGTTTGTTCATCTATCTCGAAGATGCGATTTCTGCAGCAGCAAGAGATCAACTTTTCGAATTTAATGATGAAATTACAAGAACAAACTTTGTAAATATTGTGGAACCTTTCCTCCGTGATGTTCAGGCGAAGAGAGGAATTCAAGATTATGTTGTTATTTGCGATGAGACAAATAACACTGCTGCAATTATAGATAATAATGAATTTGTAGCAGACATCTTTATTAAACCTGCAAGATCAATTAACTTCATTGGTCTTACATTTGTCGCCACCAGAACTGGTGTCTCATTTGAAGAAGTAATCGGTAACGTTTAATTTAGAGGTTTAAAAGAAAATGCCTAGTCGCCAACAACGTAATACCTCACCAGTAAGAACGATCAGTGATTTTAAATCTAAATTATCTGGTGGTGGTGCAAGAAACAATCTATTTGAAGTTGAATTAGCATTTCCTGATGCTGTTCGTGTTGATAATGATGTCCTTCAAAAATCAAGATTCCTTGTAAAAGCAGCTGCTCTTCCAGCATCTACTATTGCTGCAATTGATGTTCCTTTTAGAGGACGTATTTTAAAAGTGGCAGGTGACAGAACTTTTGAAACATGGACAATCACCATTATCAATGATGTTGACTTTTCTATTCGTTCTGCTTTTGAAAAATGGATGAATACAGTCAATAAGATGACTGATGCAACAGGACTTACAAATCCTGCAGATTATCAAAAGGATGCCATTGTAAAGCAATTAGATCGTGATGGATCTGTTCTTAGATCATATAAGTTCTGGGATATTTTCCCAACTAATATTTCTACAATTGATTTAAATTATGAAACTACTGACACAATTGAAGATTTTACCGTAGAACTTCAAGTTCATTATTGGGAAGCATTTAGAGGAACCTCTTCTAAAGCAGGTGGTGAAGATATAAGCTAAATAATACAAAGAAAAGATACTAAATTTATAATATGGCAAAACTTTTTGGTTTTTCTATTGAAGATGATGATAAAAAATCGAAGTCGATAGTTTCCCCCGTTCCTCAAAATAATGAGGACGGGGTTGACAATTATATTGCTAGTGGATTTTATGGATCTTATGTAGATATTGAAGGTGTATATCGAACTGAATTTGATTTAATTAAAAGATATAGAGAAATGGCACTTCATCCAGAATGTGATGGTGCTATTGAAGATGTCGTAAATGAGGCAATTGTTAGTGATCTTTATGATTCACCAATCGAAATTGAACTTTCTAATTTAAATGCCACTGATAAATTAAAGGAAGCAATTAGAAAAGAATTTAAATATATCAAAGAATTATTAAACTTTGATAAAAAATCTCATGAGATTTTTAGAAATTGGTATGTTGATGGAAGACTATATTATCATAAAGTTATAGATCTCAAAAAACCTCAAGAAGGAATTAAGGAACTGAGATACATTGATCCTATGAAAATGAGGTTTGTTCGACAAGAAAAAAAGAAAGATAAAAATATCATAGGACCAAATATTCCTGGAAAAGATAATCAAACGAATGGTATTGCACCAGAAATCGAAGAATATTTTGTTTATACTCCAAAACAGAACTATCCCACAGGAACTATAGCTTCTGCAGGTAGTGCAAAAGGAACTAGAATTGCAAAGGATGCAATTACATATTGTACTTCTGGTTTAGTTGATAGAAATAAGGGATCCGTTCTTTCTTATTTGCATAAAGCAATTAAGGCACTCAATCAACTCAGAATGATTGAGGATTCTTTGGTTATCTACAGATTGTCCAGAGCACCAGAACGTAGAATTTTCTATATTGATGTTGGTAATCTTCCTAAGGTAAAAGCAGAGCAATATCTTCGTGATGTTATGATGCGTTATCGTAACAAACTTGTGTATGATGCAAACACAGGTGAAGTTCGTGATGATAAGAAGTTTATGAGCATGTTAGAAGATTTTTGGCTTCCAAGAAGAGAAGGTGGCAGAGGTACAGAAATCTCTACACTTCCTGGTGGACAGAATCTTGGTGAACTTGCTGATATTGAATATTTCCAAAAGAAACTCTATAGAGCACTTGGAGTTCCAGAATCAAGAATTGCTGCCGAAGGTGGTTTTAATCTCGGACGTTCTTCTGAGATTTTGAGAGATGAACTTAAGTTTTCTAAGTTTGTTGGACGTTTGAGAAAAAGATTTGCTCAGATGTTTAATGATATGCTGAAAACTCAATTAATATTAAAAAATATTATAACCGTAGAAGATTGGGATATTATTTCAGATCATATTCAATATGAATTTTTGTATGATAATCAATTTGCAGAATTGAAAGAAACTGAAATGTTGAATGAACGTCTTGGTGTTCTTGCAACTATTGAACCTTACATTGGAAAATACTATTCAACTCAGTGGGTTCGTAAGAAAATTTTGAGACAAACAGATTCTGAAATCATAGAAATGAATGAGCAGATAGAACAAGAAATTGCAGATGGAATTATTCCTGATCCAAATTCTGTTGATCCAATTACAGGAGAACCTCTTCCTGGTGGGGGACAAGATAACTTAGGAGATGTTCCAT